GTCTGGGCAACAGCTTGGTTCTGGCATCTTTGGAGACCAAATGTCTCGTATGCAAGGTGCTGCGGGCGGGATGGACAGGATGACTCGTGGAGCCATGGGCGATGCTATGAGTGCGTACCAAATGGGTCAGCAGGGATTGCGTGCAGGTGCTCAAGGTATTGCGGGTCTAGGCCAGCAAGGCTACGACATGTTAACTGGCCAGATTGGTACGCTTGCAGGCCTTGGTGCAACAGGCAGAGGCATACAGCAACGCGGGCTTGATGCTCAGTACAAGGCTGGTACTCAAATGGCTGATGAGCCGTTCATGAGGCTGCAGCGTGGGCAACAATTGCTTGCTGGAGCGCAACCATTCATGCCTTCATACAGCAGTGGCTATAGTGTTGGGTCTAATCAAAACTCAACTTATCAAAAGCCAAGTACTTTCTCCAAAGTTGCTAATATTGCAGCCACAGTAGCGCCATTCTTTTCTGACATCCGCTTGAAAGAAAACGTCATAAAGGTTGATGAAGTTGAGCCTGGTGTTGGTTGGTACACATGGAACTGGAATGACACGGCTAAAGCCATGGGTGTTGATGGTCCAACAGAAGGTGTGATCGCTCAAGAGTTGGTTGAAGTTGATCCTTCAGCCGTACTCATGGGTGAAGACGGTTACTACCGTGTAGATTATTCAAAGGTTAACTATGAGCGCAAGCAAGCAAGCTAAAAGCAAAAAAGTTGGCAAGGTCATGAGGGAGTTCAAAGCTGGCACCCTCAAGTCAGGTGGGTCGGGAAAAAAAGTAACCAACCCTAAGCAGGCTATTGCTATCGCTATGGCTGAAGCTAATGCAATGAGGATGGGTGGAATGATGGATAGCGACGTGATGAATCGGCCTATGTTCCAAACACCACAGATGCGTGAAGGTGGCGGCATCATGGCAGGCGTTGCGCCGATCCGTGGGTATGCAGAAGGTGGCGAAGTTAATGATGAGATTGTTGCAACAGGCACCGAAGAAGAGCTTGTCGATCAGTTGTTTGGTCCAGGCGGTCTTTTGTTTGATACCGACGCTCCTATTAGAAGTACTTTAGCAGCCTTAACCATTCCGATAGGAGGGGCTGGCCTGCTTGGTATCACAGCTAGGGGTCTGATGGCCGCAAGAACAGCCTCTAAGGCCGCAAAAGCTGCAAAAGGTGTTCAAATGAACTTGCCCGGAATAGCAGGTCCATCTGCCGCTTCGCGTGCTAAATCCTTAGGTGAACGTGCTGTTTCTGCTGCCAAAGAAAGTCCCAAGAAAACTGCGGCTGGCATAGCTGCCCTTGGCCTTGGAGCACCTGCTCTTATTGGTGGAGATCAGCAGGCTTCTGATGTTCCGCCGCCTGAAGTACCCCAACCTGTTGTTACTGAAAGTGGTGGAGGCGATGATACAGAAACAGCAGAACCTCAAACATTTCTTGATATGTTGAAGGGTGCAGGTGGCCAAGTGCTTGAAAGCTTGCAGGATCCAGCCACCAGATATGCTTTAGCTAAAGCGGCTCAGCCGTCAGAAGGTTTTGTACCGCGTGACTTCTTCAGCGACTTCACTTTGGGCAAAGAAGAGTACAAGCAGCTTGAGGCGCAAAGAGATAAAGGAACTGCGCTTGAAGATAACCTCAAGCTTCTGAAGGAGTTGAAACCAGAAGCAAGTGTTGATGAGTTGCTTGATTTGCTGCTAAGCAAAGACACTGCAACTGAAAAAGAACAAAGGTATCAAGATGCGGTTTTAACCCTTTTCAATGAAGGAGCAAAAGACCCAAAAAATCTTGATAAAACAGAAGAGCAAAGGCTACTAGAAGCTCAACAAAGAGCTGCCTTTATAATTTATGGAGCACCAACTTCTGCTTCAGCCGTTGGCGAAACAATAGATCTTGAGCCTACTGAATAATGATCACTGTAAGGTTGCCTGATGGCAGATCTGTAAATGTAAATACAGATGATCAAAAAGTTGCCAGAAGCACTGCTAAAAAATATCTAGATGAAAACCCATTAGTAGAGCGTGGTGCCCAGCTAGGCGAAGAAGACGTATCTGCCCTTGGTGATATTGGCCGAGGCATAGGTGCGGGCGTTGTCGGTGCTGTAGAGGGTGTTGCTTCTCTTCCAGCAGAACTAATCGACTACGCTACTGATGCAGAAGAAAGCAATGCTGAAGCGGTGAGAGATTTCTTCAGCCAATACAAACCAACCACATACACGACTTTAGGCGAAGCTGCAAAATTCATCACACAGTTTGCAGTCCCAGGTGGCGCCGCTGCAAAAGCAGCAAAGGCCGCTCAGCTTGGTCGCGCTGGACAAATTGGCTCCTTTGCCGCTGCAGATTTCGCAGCCACTACGCCTGATGTTGAAACCCTTGGCGACTTCTTTGATGGCGGACCAACCAAAAGACTTGATGCTTCTGAGCTAGAAGGTGCTGAACGCGCTGCTGCAGAACTTGGCAACAGACTTAAAGTGGCTGGTGAAGGAGCAACTTTATTGCTTGGAGTACCTGCCGCAGTCAGAGTTGCTGCTCCAGTGATAGGCAAAGGAGTTGATGCTGTTGCAAGCACAGACGTTGTAAAGCGCACCGCTCAAGCCATCAAAGATCCAGACAGTATCTTAGAAAATGTTGGGGTTAAAGCTGACATAGAAGACCCTACCTTCTTGCAAAGAAACCTAGCTCAAGCTTCAAAGAAAGCTAGAAAGTACCTGACTTTTCAAGGCGAGATGCCAGATGTGTTTAGCCGTCAGCTACAAGCATTGAAGACCCAGCAAATCAGCGCCCAAAATCAACGTGCTCGGCAGAGCATGGAAGAAGTAGATAACGCACTCAAAGCGTTAAAGAGCAGTGGCAATTTAACCGAGACAGATGAGCGACTGACGCTTAATGCGCTGAACAATTACATGTTTGCTGAAAACATTGGAGTTCCAAAAACCCCAGGATTCAAGCCTAGAGATGTAGTCAGAGAAGAAGGGCGTCAGGCTCTTGCTGCCTTGGATGAAAAGCTCAAAGGAGCCAAGTCAAAGTCATTGTTTGGAGGCAAGCGAGAGTTAAGCCTTCTTGATGCTGCAGATAAGTTCAGGACTCAGATTGATAAACTGTCTGACACGATTCGTAACGATACATTTCTAACCAAGGATTTGTCAGAAGGTCTTGCAAAGGCGATTGGCGACAACAAAGGTTATTACGCTACAAGGATGTATCGATCTTTCAAAGACAAAGATGCGTATGTACCAGATCAGAATCAACTAAGAAATGCACTTGATGAAATCATAAAGATTTCTGAGGCCTCCAAACCCGGTCAAGGCCTATCAGAAGAAGCCGCTCTAGGGGTGCTTAATGACTTGAGGCAAAGGGTTTCATTTAACAATCCTAACACTAAGCCGTCAGATCAATTCAATGACTTAACTCTTTCTGGTGTTAGGCGGGGCCCGTTAAAAGACAGAAAGTTAAATGATCTTCCTGCAGTCAGAGACTTCTTGGGTGAATACTCTGGTGCCTCTGAAGTGATTGGAAGAATAAAGAAAAAGGACGGAAACTTTGGCCTTGGGACCATCAGGCAAAGATCTTTAGAAGAGCAGCGCATCGGCATCAGAACGAAAGCGATTGACACGATTGATGGCATGTCAAAGGCCATTAACAAGGCAAGATACTTTCAAAACTTGAACGCTTACAACAATACCCTTCCTGATGGCAGCAAGTTTATTTTTGATTCTAGGCCAGTGACTTCGTCGCTTCAGGAAGCTGATAGCTATAAGCGTGTTGGCATGGAAGGTTCTCTTAGTGACGCAGCAGTAACAACGGAGGCTAAACAAAAATACGGGCCGCTTGCAGGCAAGTACGTCAAAGAAGAATACCTGCGCGCAATAGAAGACATGCCTCAGCAGATCTTGAGTGCAGACACAAACAGAATCTGGGCCACGTTCTTAGCGGCAAAAGGCTTTTCCCAGGTAGCAAAAACAGTTCTAAGCCCAATAACGCAAATACGAAACGCAACCACTGCATCTTTCTTTGCGCTGAAGAACGGTAACTTCGGCAACGCAGAGAACCTAATAGATTCAGCACAGACTGTGTTCAGCCAAATAGGCCAGAGGCTTGTTGATCTTCCTTCAGGAAGTACGCCACAAGAATTGGCTAAGAAGATTGGACGATCAGGAAAAGACCCAAGCACTTCCAACATTAAGAAGGGCGACATAGATAACTACTATGACGATCTGATTGAGCTTGGGATCGTAAACACGAATGCCAAGATCGGTGAGTTTGAAAACCTTTTCAAGGATGCCCTTAGCGCCAAGAAGGGGGTATTCGGCAGGAAATATGTTGAGGCTGCTGCAAACATACAAAACACCTTTGCTGGTAAGTTGTACCAGGGGTCTGATGACATCTGGAAAATATACAGCTATGAGATGGAGCTTGGCCGTCTCATGGATGCGTTCAAGAAAGGCGCGAAGAACATACCAGTGACAGATGTTCAGAACCAACTGATGCTTAAAGGTCGATCTGTGTCTGAACTACAAGGACTTGAACTGCAGCAGTTCTTGAAGAGAGAAGCGGCATCGATAGTTAAAGACACAGTTCCTAACTACGCCCGTGTTCCTCAAGCAATCCAACAACTAAGAAGGTTGCCGTTTGGTAACTTTGTTGCATTCCCTGCTGAGATCATCAGAACGTCTGCCAGCGTCTATAGCCGAGCGATGAAAGAGCTTGGCAACGAATCAACCGCCATTAGATCTATTGGCATGCGTCGATTGCTGGGGTCATTGACGGTTGATGGCGGCCTTTATGGCGGCTTGATGGCCGGGGGACTAGCATTAACCGGCTCTGATTTAGAACAAGTTAATGCATACAAGCGTTCTTTTGCTGCTGATTGGGAACGCAACGCCATGCTAATTCCCATCGCAACGGATAAAAATGGCAACATTACTGACTTCTATAACTTCTCGTACACAAATCCGTATGACTACTTAACAAGATCTGGCCGCGCCGTTTTCAATGCGGTGAATAACGGCATCACATCTGAGAAAGAACTTAATCAAATAGCTTTTGATGCGGCAGTAGAAAGTGGTCGAGAGTTCTTTTCACCATTTCTTGGCGAGTCAATATTAACTGAAAAGATCTTGGATATAGGTCGAAACCAAACAAGGTTTGGTCGTCCTGTTTACAACGACTCAGACCCGTTTGATGTGAAGGTTGGTAAGTCTTTTTCCCACTTGGCAGAAGGCCTAACGCCTGGAGCATCTCCTGTTGAAATAACATCAACCGTCACGTCGCCTTTGCCTGGCGGTCTTGGGTTGAGATTTGGTGACTTCCCTAAAGCCATAGGTCTTGCTGCCGGTATAACAGACCCAGAAGATGCAGTGAAACGATCCGGCGCACGAATTGACCCTATGGGAGAGTTTACTGAGGCTTTGACTGGAGTTAAGGCAATTAAGCCAAAGATTGAAACTTCCTTGATGTATCGTGGGTACGAAGCTGGAAGGCAGGTTAGGGATGCTGCAGGAATCTTCAATCAAATAGCCAAGACAAGCGGTAAAGCGGACGCAGAGGATTTGACCAAAGCTTACATCACCGCAAACGAACAAAGATTTAAAGCATTGCGCGACTTGAACACGGCGATTGAAGACGCAAAGACCCTTGGTCTTTCTACTTCAGAAATTGTAAAACCACTAAAGAAGGCTAAGGTTCCTCAATTAAACTACGTTCTTTCCGGTCGATTTAATGCATTCTTCCCAAGCAAAGAAACCATAGCTTTTGCAGTTCAATCAAACGAAGACAAGCTTTCAAACCCATTTGATTTTGGCGCAATTGGTGAAGCTAGAAGTCAGTTCCAAGGCGCCCGATTCAGACCCCAAGCTCAAGCCGAAGCACAAGCCGCACAAGAGGCTGCTGCACAACCTGCTCCTGCCCCACAGGGTGCGCCTCAAAGCGGGCCAGCACAGCCGAACACAGCGCCTGTTGCGCCTCAGGTGCCATCCCTGTTTAATCGTGCATCACAGTTCCTGCGCCAGCAGGAAGAAGAGAAACTGATGGGCGGTAGTTGATGTGATCCCAAAGCGGGCACCAAAGAAAGGAAAGAGTAAGTACTTCGCAAAGAAGACTGAGTACGACGGCATTGTCTTTGACTCCAAGCTTGAAGCAGCGCGATACAAGATACTCAAGAGATACGAAGCCACTGGCGAACTGACAGACCTCGAGGTCCAGGTAGACTTCCCGTGCCGGATCATGGTTGATGGCGAAGAAAAGAAGATCTGCTCATACATCGCAGACTTTCGCTACAAGCGCGATGGCGAGGTGGTGGTAGAGGACGTTAAGGGTGTGGTCACCCAAGTGTTTGCTCTCAAGAAGAAGCTTGTCGAAGCCCTCTACCCTGGCACCAAGATACTGATCGTCAAAGACCCACGAGTGTGGGACTAGAACGGAACCTTGCGCTCATCGACGTTGTCCAGATAGCTACCTGGGAAATCACGTCGCACACTTTCGCCGGTCATCATTAGCCCAGCATCAAAGTTTGCTTTTGATAACTCTCTGATCTCAGAGCTACTGTAGTGGTACTCACCCGTCACCTCAGACGTTGAGTTGTAAAACTCCATGACCCCAACCTGATAAGCCACAGAATCGTCTGTGCTCTTGCCGGGTAGGTGATTGGCGTTAACCAATGCAGGTATCCACATGTGATCTTTGCACCCGTCACGCTGCTCCTGAAGAGTCAAAGACTTCTCTTTGCGTTTGCAGAACCATACAGCGCCGTTTGAATCAATCAGCGGCTTGGAGTTGACGCAGTTCCTGCAGTTCACAGACTCAGGAAGACGGCGCCCGTAGTAGATGTCACGGTATAGACTGGATTCATTCTTCATCCGCCAGTCTTTTTCAGACATGCGTGTGTCTTTGTCGGGTGCATCACTGGTGATGATCCGCCAAGCTCTAGCCTGTGCCTTGTCCCAGAGGTCTGGGTTGAAGTCGATGATCTCCTCGTACACCTCACTATTGTTCTTGTTGACCACTACCACCATGCACATGGTCAGGCCAAGAGCGCCCATGTAGGCGTGGATCTGCCATCGATACGTTTCACTCCAGGCTTCGTAGCTCTGCAGCTTTACAAGCTCCTTGAACCGCTTGTCGTTGGCGCTCTTGACCTCAAGCAGCAAGACTACTTCCTCGCTAGGTGGTGGGAATACGCCCTTGAGAAGGCCGTCACAGGAACCTGCGAAGTGCCCGCCAAAGAACGACGCACGAAATTGGTTGCCGTCTTTATCGTGCGATGCGATTGATATCACGTCGGTATCGCGAATGTTATCTACCACTTGATCTTCGATGCGATTGCCTAAGTCAAACAGACGCAGCATCCTGCCTTTGAATGTAGATGGCAGGCACCAGTGAAAGCCCATCCACTGCTTGTACTCATCGTCATCACCTATCCCGCTGAAGCCGAGGTGGCCACGGCTACGGCTTTCCTTCTCTGCTATTTGTTCATCGATCCGATCAAAAATGGACGCTAACGACATTCCAGTACCTTCCTTCTTTTCTTACAGTTATTTGTTTGATGTGACTTAGCACACGCTCATGGTTCACTTGGTAAACGGCATCATCAATGTCGAGTGGGCAAGCGTAGTTGTTTGTCAGGGCCCGCCATTTTCGCTCTGCTAGTGAGCCTGCTTTGCCGCGCATCCCCAGCATGATGGGCATGTTCTGTGGCCAGTATTCTTGTGGACTAGAGAACGCAATGTTTAGGTAGTCATTACCACTCTTCGATGTCTTTCTTTGCGCTGTGATTAAATCAATGTTCTTGATCTTCTCAAGCTTCTGCGCTGGCTCATCAAGCTCATCAGATAACACAGACCCTTGGGCCGCCTGCCTAGTGGCGGCAGCATCCTTTTCTTCTTCTTCAAACAGCTTGGGCTGCTGTACAGGCGCTGGTTTAGGCGCGCCACACTCAATACAAGTCTTATCGTCTATGTCGTTGACGGCGACACAAGAGTCACAAATCCAGATCTTTGTCTCTTTTTCTTTGTCTTCATCCTTAGGCGTGACAGGTCTGGCGGTATCAATGCAGCCATGGCGGTTCATGTTCTCGCCGTAGTCCAACAGCAAGCAGTCTTTCTTGTCACCCCAGGTCCGCATGCCGCGGCCACAGATCTGCATGTACAGGCCCAGTGATTTGGTGGGGCGCAGCAATGCGATGCAGTCGGTACGAGGCGCGTCCCAACCTTCAGTGAGCACAGCTACGTTACACAGCGCGTGTATCTTGCCGTCCTCAAAGCGTTCCAGTATATCTTCACGCTGAGCCTGGGGCGTTTCACCCGTCACAACTGCAGCCTCGATGCCCGCCTGACGTAGGTACATGCACATCTTTTCAGCATGAGCCACCGTGATACAGAAGAACACGCTGCTCATCCTGCCCTTGCTGTACGCCTTGTCGATCCAATCGGCAACGATGGCCAGCATGGTTTGATCTTCCATGGCCAGCTTCTCAATGTCTGACTCACGATAGTCACCGCCCTTGAACTTCACTCGTGCAGTAGAAGCATCGATCACAGCGTCATCGCTGACCTTGTATGCCGACAGGCGGCACAGATAGCCGTTCTTGATCATTTCGGGGATGCCTACGCGATAGGCTACGCCTGAAAAAAACTGACCGTCTAGGCCGTATATGAAGCCCTGACCCATACGGAAGGGGGTGGCGGTCACGCCAAGGATCTTGGGCGGTGTCCACTGCTCTTCATCAAAGTAGTCAAAGATTTTTCGGTATCGCGTCTTCGGGTCTGGCGCCACATGGTGGGCCTCGTCCACGATGATGTAGTCGAAATGGCCAGAAGAAGCCAGCCGCTTGGGTGTAGCCAGCGTGTCTCTGCTGGCAATCACGATACGACCATCGACTTCGTACTGGCGAAGACCGGCTGCAAGAATCCCAGATGGCGCACATGGCCATACTTTCTTGAGCTTGTCTTCAGCCTGGGTGACAAGTTCCTGTCGATGAGCGAGGATCAAGACTCTGCAGTCAGGCTCTGCATCGAACAGTTGCTTGATGAGGTTGGCAAAGACAACCGTCTTGCCAGCCCCAGTAGGCAGAACGATTAGCGGATGTGTTGCTTGGGTATCAAACCAGTGCAGTGCTGCTTCAATTGCCTCTTCTTGATAATACCTTAGCTTCATTCCTTCGCTCTTCCATCAGTTTTCGATACGTTTGCTGCCAGTACTGCTTGGCCCAGTTGTCATCTGGCGCATCACGAACCTTGCTTATGCACCGCAGAACGGCACGCTTACGGGTCTTAAATCGGTCTTCAGTTGCTAATGACATATCCTTTCACTCTCTTCCATGACCTCAGCCATCTTGCCATGAGATCCATCTTTGATGCTTTCAAGGACCTGGGGCAGAAGCTGAAGCATAAGTTCAGTATCTCCATGAGCCATGTTCCACCCAAGCGAGTAAACCATCATGACCTCGACCAGGACCCGAGGGTCTAACTCTTTTGAGCTAACCTCCATCAAATTCCTGATCAGGTCCATGGCGTACTCGTGGTCTTCACTGTCACCTTCCATAACTATTCCAAAATCATCTTCCATAACGTTTTGCTTTCCTAAATCAACGGAACTACTGATTGTAGCTCCGTGTCAAACCTAAACTGACACGGAGATTGCGATTCAATCTTTCTTCTTAACCGCTTCAAAAGACCTTCCTGACGATACATCGCCTGATAACTGGCAATGCTAATTTCGCGTCCCCACTCATGCCCCTGATCTTCCTCAAAGCCAGTGTAGTCATCCCGGATGGAAGACTCCGATGCTTGTAACAAACCTATCAGCATTGCGACTTCGTCGTCCGTGACCAACAAAGCGGTGCCTTTAGCTACAGGCGAAGTTGTAATCTCTTTAGGTGTGGGCTGTGGTTTTTCATCACGAGGATCAATCGTGGTTTCAGGATTCTTCCCCAGCCAATCAACATACTTCTGCATGGTCTTTGGTGCAGGTTTGATAACTTCACCGTTGAGAAACTGTCTGATTGAACTGGGATCAACACCAATATCAGCAGCAATTTGTGAACGAGCCTTAGTTATCTTGATGCCTTTGTCAGCAGCTAGAGCCACTATATGTGACTCCAATGCTTTCTTTGCGAACCGTATTGTTTTTTCAGAGTGTAAATTCATCTTCATTCCTTTTGCTTTAAGTTAAGCCCGCCTTCGACCACCCTGACGGGAAAGGGTACAAAACACTGCTAGACAACTTCACGATGAGATAACCTTGTCATCAGGCAACGCCGGTCAATCTCAACTTAGCTCCAGCTTGCCGTATTCAGTCCAGCAGCAGGTGTGGCTTGTGCCTGTTGTGGCTGCTCAGTTTGAGCGTGAGGCTGGGGCGCACCGGCACCAGACTTGTATCCACCAATCTTGTTGCTGGGCCCGTACTGGCCCGAAGCAGGCTCAACCTTGATGACTGCAGTAAACTGCTTACCCATCGCGGCACGAAGCATGTCGGTGTTCAACGACTGAGATGCATCCTGTCCTGTTGATCCAATGAAAGCCTTCAGTCGAGACAGGCCAACCTGACTGTTGAGGACGAAGTAATCCCAGATCTTACGACCTGCGTGAGTTGGTCCAACTACGTTGAACTCAATCTTGATCATCTCGTTACCGGCCTTCGACACCTCTTCGGTGAACAGCGCCGCGGCTAGTGTGTAGTCCCCTTCTGGAAACGGTGTGTTGTCGTTGCCAGTAACTTCAAGATTGCTGACATCGATACCTTGATCTAATAGACCCATAGTGCTGCTCCTCTAAGCTGCTTCAGTGTTTGTGTTTGCAGCGAGTGCTGCGGTGTAGGCTTCCATGAACTTGTCCCATGAAAACTCAAGCTTGGAGGGCAGTTCGATACGAGACTTCGCATCGTATGCCGCAGCAAACTTTGTGTACAAACCACGGTTACCGTAGCTGACACCTCTGGCCTTCTGGCCATCCTTGATCAACTGGGTTTCGTAGTTTGCGAACAGGTTGAAATCAACCCAGTCCTTGATAAGCGCGTTCACCTTCTTGTTGCAGCGCATTTCCCATCGGTCATACGGCTCCAGTTCAGGATCTTTGTATGCCTTGGAAGCAACGTGGCTTAACAAGATGATGTTCATACCTTTCTGGGTATGCAGCGCATTGAGGCCTGACAGCAAGTGTACCCAAGAGTTTTCTTCGGCAACGTAGAACGCACCGTATCCTGCCTTGGGATCTGCCGCCGATGACCAACCGTTCTGCTCACAGACTTGGGCTTCGCCCAGCTTTGCAGCAGCATCAGTGGTATCAAGCACCAACGTTTTGTACCCATGCTCTTCCATGACAAGCGTCTTAACCTGGTCAAGAAGTTCCTGCCAAGTGTTCGCTTGAGGGAAGCGCGGGGCGCTGATGAATGACAGGCCATCCTCTGCCTGTATGAAGATAGGGCTGTCAGCCCCTGCACCAAAGGTGCTTTT